TCTCAAGAACTTTCTCCAGCCATTCGTACCAATCCCGATACTCCTTGAATCCGTCATCGTCTAAATCATATTCAGTAGATAAGCGGAATAATCTTGAATAGGCCAACGAATCTAAGCCGTCCGCAGTAATCATTTGGTCCTCGAACCATCTAACCGAAGTCCTTATAAAAGCATCGGTATCTTCCCATAAATCACCGTTATCCAACTCCCGAAGAATAAACGCAATACTCGAAAGGATATTATCATATTCATCTATTTCCTTGGCCATACCCTTTAAACGAGCCAACCCGCAGGTGGCTTGAATCTCTACCTGAATTGGGTAGTAGGTGTAAGGGATTCGGATTAAGTCCTGAAGGATTCCACCGCGCCAAAACAAAGAGCCGTTTTTGTAAAGGTCCACGAAATACGTCTGCTCTTGGGTTTGCGCGATTGCCTCAATGAATGATAGGTCCTCAGAATTTTCAGCGGTGAAAGTAAATTTTAATGCACTTCCTTTAATTGCCTTGTGCAGGTCATCCCCTCGATCACCGTAAGACAGCTCGAACGCCTCACCATCCAGATTGAATCTTTCATACTCAACCAACTCGGTTATCTCTAAGGGAAGGCAGCCGATTGATTCAATTGTACCACCGTCCGCAATTACCCGATCTGAATAGCTAGTGTAGGTTTTATCAATAACTCTAAGTGACCATTCATTGATACCCTGAGCATCCTCAAAATCTATCCGATACTTTACACTCATAGGATTCGGTTATTTTGCCCTTGTGTCCTTCTTTCTGAGGCTATTAAATTGTTACCTTCTAATTCAAACCCTCCAAATTGACTAAATAACATAGGAAATAATTTGGAAACCGAACCACCACCAAACGAACTAAACACCAAAGAAAGAAGACCAGCCGTTATCGCAGCACTCGCCAACCTTTGTATAAGTTGCTCTAAGGACTTTCCTAAAACCTCCATAAAGTTCTCGCCACTAATTAAGGCAGCATCAAAAGCCGATTGAAACGCCCCGCCAATCATTCCAGCGTTTGCCTGCAAAAACTCAAATGCTTCACTTTGCGCTTGTAAATTATCAAAGAACCTTTGACTACTTAAATCCATGTTCTCAAAAGCCTCCTCGACTTCCATTGATACGGCATCCATCATGCTAAGATCGAATTGCATATCCCCAACCTGACCACCGAACGACAAGCCCTGAAAGTCCATATTGAACATCTCCCCCATGATTGTTGCCTCCATTGCCCTTGCCGCTTGACTCGCAGCGTTTACTTTTTCCGTCCACTTCGCAAAGGCTGCGGCCTGCTCTTCTAGATCTCCTTTTCCTTTTGACGTAGCCATATTTAACTGCGTTAATTCTAACGCTGCCTTATTGTATGCTTCTGCTTGTTTGAGATAGTAATACGTCATCTTTGGCGTATTGTCGCCTTCAGATAACTTTTGAAATTCCTGAGCCTTATTTTTGAGGGCATCCAATGCTAACTCGGAACTGCCATATTTCTCTTCTAATTTCGAGAATTGATCTATGATTGATTTAAAGGTAGCATCACCTGCACTTCTTCCAAATAATTGATCGTCTCCACTAATCAAACCGCCCGATTGAATAGCCGCTGTAAATCCCTGAAGCATTGAAGATAGCCCTGTAAAAAAGCCATTTAAGCCACCTTGCGTATCACTCAAGCTAACTAACAATTGATCGAATGAATCCCCTAAATTACTAATAGACCCTCCCAAAGTAGCCGATATGGCAGCCATAGAACCGCTTACGCCTTGAATATCGCCCAATGATAAGACGTAATCTTTTATACTTGCGCTTGTCTTGTCTACCTCAGTTGTAACCCCCTTAAAGGTGAACTTTACCTTATCCCCTTCCGATTGGGCCTTTACGCCAAACTCCTTTAACCTTTCAAATTCGCCTACTTGAGCATCAATTAACGCCTCTGCTAATTGGTCAAAATCCTTGCCCGTGCTTGATGCTAAATCTCCAAGTTTTCTTAACTCCTTTTCAGTCGGCTTAAATCCCTGATTCGTTAATTTAACAAAGCTGTCAGTTAATTGTCGAACGCTAAACGGGGTTTTTGCTGCAAAGTCTTGAATCATTACCATTGCCCCCGCAGCCAAAGAACTATCACCAAGTGAAGTAGTTAATATCGCCTCGAACTTTTGGAACTCAGAACCTAATTCAATAATTTTCTGCTCAAAACTTATAATGGCCTGAACTGAAAAAACAGTCGCCACTGTTCCTGCGATTCCAGATATAGCCGATTTAAAGCTGGATGAAGAACGCTCTCCTGCGCCTTTCATCGACTTTTCCATCCTTGATAGCTGAGATTCTAAGCGCGAAATATCCGCACCTATCGCAACTTTTAACTCGCTTATTGTTTCGGCCATACTTCTTTCATTACTTTTATTTGTTCGGGCGTTATTTCGATTTTTTCCTCCTTATCAAAAAGAGGTAATTCAATAATATCGTTAAGCTCTAACCGATCATGGGCCTTCACATTTACGTTAATCTGATTCGCTACTAACACTCTCCACCTATGCCACTTAATTTGGTCGCGCTCGTCATAAGCCTTCGCCCACCTCAGGAATTCCGCGTATGTCATTTGATAAAAGTCAGACTCCCTGACCTCTACCCTCGCGGCAAAGAGTAGCAAGTCCTCCCAAGAAGTCCTACCTACTTTCCCTCAGCTTCGCCTTGTGCTTTCGGTTGCGCATCGATAAAAGCCTCTAAAACTTTTGGCAATAATTCCGTCAAGCCAAAGCACTCCTCTAGGGTGGTAGTCGTAATTCTTTTCGCCTTTCGATCTGCAGACTCAATTCCAGCGCAAATCAAGGCTGCAATCGCTTCCTGCTCTCTTAATGTTAGCCTACGATCCTCAGAACTAAAAAGGCGGCCAATAGCTGCCGCCCTTTCTTGTGATTCCTCTACAAACTCGCAGCCCAACAACTGACCAAAGCGAAACATCGCCCAATTATTCCAAGCTACTTCCATTACGCAACCTCTGCAACGGTTATTGCACCAGTGATCTGAAGTGTAACATTCGCAGAACTCGCTTCGTTCTTGGTGTTGTTGTTGCTTAGTGAGCTGATTATGCAGTTTCCGCTGTAAATATCATCACCCGTAACAGTACCTCCGTAAACGAAAGCAATCACAGTGCCAGCCTTCCAAACATCAAATAAATGCTTGTAAGTACCTCCAGAAGTTCCAGCTTCATCGGTTAAGATGGTCGCGGAAATTGTGCCACCACCTTCGCCAGCTATGTATTCCTTTGCGCCGGCACTCTCGAAAGTTGTTGTTTCGATCATGTCCTTTTCAAGGGAAATCTCTGTACTCGTTACGCCAAACAGTAGAACCGTGTCTAACTTTAAGCGTATATTTTTGCCGTCTACTTTTGCCATTGCAATATTTTTTTACAAATATACTAAATTGATTCAACCCTAATTAGCCAATCCATCACCACCGCGCTCTCATAACGGCTATCCATTATCTCTCCCTCAATGTAATTTATACCCGTGCAAAATTGAGATGTAACCGTGTAGCCATCTACATCTATTCTACTAAAGGTATTCGGCTGCAATAGTTCGGATACGGCATTGCCCATTGCGTGAACATCCTGAGGGCTGATTGCGCCTAATTTCGTTTGGATAGCACATTTAACGCTTATGGAAACGTCATACATGAACTCGTCAACCGCACCAACCTCAGAAGTGTTTAGGTGATAAATGTAAATGTATGCCTTGCCCGTAAAGCTAGGGACTTGGTTGGTGTAAACGTCTACGGCCTGAGTAAAATAAATGGGCAGGCATTCGGTAGCTATTACCGTTCCACCATCTAATAAGACTCTTTTCGCGTAGTTAATTTCGTAACTATTTGCGTTTACATTGCCGTTCAATACTTCATAAACGGCCTTTAAAACATCACCTGCGGCTAACTTCATAATTTTGTTCTCCAGATTTTTTTAATAGCCCTGATATAGATCGGCCACTCCTTTAGAAAAGCGGGTCTTAGATAAGGCTTTGCTCTTTGCTTCCCCGTAAAAGTGTAGCCCCTTGACAACTTGAAACTTTCTACCATTTCACCGCTTCCAAACTCAACCTTTGCGGCATAATCTACGTTCGTCCCTATCTCGTACACTATCCCCTTATTCGTGGGTAGTGTCGCGCTTGTTTCTTTTTGTACCCGAATGCTATTTTTTAACCTTCCCGTGTCTACGGGGACTAAATCAATAGACGTGTTTCTTATCTCATTCGCGCTTTTATAGCTCTGTATATTGATTTGCCTCAATTTCCTTTCCGCTAATTTGTCGAAGTCCTGAACTACTTTGTTAATCGCTTGCCTTGATATGACAATTTCTACTTTCACCTTTGAACAGCGCCAAATTCCACGAAATTATCATCCAACTCCAAAGCATCTCCCTCAACTGTCAACTCCCTGCCTCTATACTTTATAAATTTTACAGCGGGGAAGTCTTCGCCCTCAACAGAGGTTGACCAATTTAATCTAGATCGCATCGTTACAATGTAACGGTTCACCGTCCTTTGTTGGTTGTCGTTCGCATATCGAGAACTTATATCCCTCTTAACCTTTGCCCAATCGGTGAATAGCAATTCTTCGGAAGCTCTGTAACCACCCGCGCCATCGCTAACCGTTGCAATGCCGTAGCATTCGACTTGTTCATTTAGATCACCTATGTTCACCAGTTTAAATTTTTGCGATACCCGTTTAGCATCTGGTAAATGTTCAATTTCATCTCAGCGGTAATAGTGCCAATAACCGAAATGCTACGTTTATCGTATAATTCGGATGCTATCTTTAATACTGCGGTCCTCAAATTGTCGTCAAATTGTGTCGAAGTCATTGCAGCCGTGTAGCTTATCTTATAGCTGTCATAAGATAAATCGATTATTCGGACCCTCTCGGAAGGCTGTAATTTATACCAATCTGTATCGAGAGTTAAGGTAGTTTCAATCCCTTGATTGTCGTAGCCCTTTACCGAAGTGACTGAGGTAATCGGACTCATGGGCAGTTCTAAGGCTATCCCATCTGTAACGTCAAATTCCTGAACATCCCAGAT